GGCGCGAAACACCCGAAACACATCGCCCTCGAAGCGCGGCATAATCACACAAATCAGACTCGTGCTGTCGTTCTTCCACGAGCCGTCAAAGCCCAAATAATATTCATCGCCCGGCTCGAGTTTGATTTGCGTGATTATGCCGCGCTTCGAGGGCGATGTGTTTCGGGTGTTTCGCGCCGGATCGTGGGAAAAAGATTTCACGGTGAATGATGATTCGTGGGTGATTGACAAACAGCAGGTGGCGAACTTTGTGGTGGAGTTCACTCGAGACAATCCGGGTTGCCGTGAGATGGTGTGTGACCCGACATATTGGCAAGATGAAATGTTTCAGTGGGCGAGTGCAGGTGTGACGGTTGTGGAGTTCCCACAGACTTTGGCCTATCAGGTGCCAGCTACTTCTAAACTTTTTGAGGGCATCATGTCTAAGAAAATCCGGCATGACGGTGACCCGGCTTTGGCGCGGCATCTTGAAAACTGCATCCTGAAAATGGATTCGAAGGGCGGTTCGAGGCTTACAAAGGATTATCGGAACCCGAAACTGAAAATTGACAATGCGGTTGCGTTGATGTTCGCGTACTCACGGGCATCGGCTAAACTCGAACCCGAGGTTATCCCACAATTTTATTTTTAGGCGGTCAAATGTTTTCAACTATTTTGCAGTTGGTTGGCGTTGCCGTCATCGTTGGCGGCGTTGCCTTGTTGTCCATTCCTGCTGCGGTCATCGCTGGTGGGCTTGCGTTGGTTCTCATTGGTTTGGCGGTTAGTCGGTAATGTTCGAAAACTTGTTCGAGAAGCGCACCATATCGTTTCAAACTTTGTGGGCTTCGGGTGGTGATTTGCAACCGGCGAACCTTTCGGGCGTGGTGGTCAACGCTGACACCGCGCTCACCATCAATGCTGTGTTTAGTGCGATCAGTTTGTATGCCGACTCAGTTTCGACTTTGCCTATTGACGCATACTTTCGGCGCGATGGTGAGTTGTTGCCGTTCCGAACGACGGGCGGTGTGCCTGCGTGGGTGCAAAACCCTGATGTGGACTTTGTTGGGTACTCGGCTTTCTACTCGTCAGTAATTGTTTCTTTGATGCTCGAGGGGAACGCGTTTGTGCGCGTCTACTCGAACACGAACGGCGAAGTGGTCAACCTTGTTGTGTTGAACCCGACTGATGTTGATGTGAAGCGCAACGGGTTGGGCCGTCTCATTTTCACGATCAAGTCATCGAAAGAAACTTTGAACGCTGATGAGATGATTCATGTCATCGACATTTTGCGACCTGGTGCGGTGCGTGGCATTTCGCGCGTTGAGGTGTTGAAAGAGAATCTGGCGATTGCTAAGGCACTCGAGGGTTTCACCGCCACTTTCTTTGGTTCTGGCGTGAACATGGCGGGCATCATCGAAGTGCCGCAACAGTTGACGCAAGAGCAGGCGGAGGCGTTGGCGAATGGTGTTGACCGCCGTCACGGTGGTTTCCGCAAGTCTGCGAAGACTGGTGTGCTTACGGGTGGCGCAATGTGGAAGCCAACGGGCATTGATCCGGACAAGGCTGGGCTGATTGAGCAGCGCAAGTTTGCTGTGTTGGATGTTGCCCGCGCGTTTGCTGTGCCACCGTACCTGCTCGGCGTTACCGATGGCGGAATGTCTTACTCGAGTGTTGAGCAACAGGGGTTGCAGTTTGTTTCTATGTCGTTGCGCCCACTTGTGGCGAAGCTTGAAAACAGTTTCTCAAAACTGATGGCCCGCACTCCGGGTGGCGAAAACGCGTTTATTCGTTTCAACATGGATGCGCTTGTTCGCGCTGACCTGTCTGCACGCACCACCGCTTACTCGAGCGCGTTGCAGGCTGGCTGGATGAGCATAAACGATGTGCGCCGGGTCGAGAATCTGCGCCGTGTTGATGACCCGTCAGCAGATAAACCGCGTGTGCCGTTGGCTTCGGTCAACATTGATTCGGCAACGCTTACGGGCGATAAAGAGCGTGTGCAAATGGCGCAAATGCTTGTCGCGGTTGGGTACTCGCCAGAGTCGGTTTCGAAGTATCTTGGACTCGACATTTCGCACACAGGTTTGCCTTCGTCTCAGCTTCAGCAAATCGCGCAGATTGATCCTGAGAACCCGTCTAGCGCGTATCCGATTGGTGGGAACTAATGCAGGCACCGTGCTACCTTGATTTGGATTGTTACCAGGGCGCAAACTTTGACTACCAGCTCACTTGGGCGGTTGCCGGTTCAGCGGTAAATGTGACGGGTTACTCATCCCGAATGCAGGTGCGTCAGTCGGTTGAGTCCACCGCTGTTGCGCTTTCGCTTGTCTCTGGCACTGGTATCACTTTGGGCGGTACGGCTGGCACTATCGCTTTGGCTGCCGTTGCCACGGCTACTGCCGGTTTGACTGCCGGACAATATGTTTATGACCTTGAGATGGTTTCGGGTGCAGGCTATGTGACCCGTCTTGTTGAGGGCAATTTTGTTGTTTATGCTGAGGTCACGCGTTGAGCACAACAGTGACGGTGACCGCATCAACGGCGGTCGTGACGGTTGCGGAAACTTCTGCCACGGTCAATGTTGTTGGCTCTGATGCGGCAACTGTTACTGTGGCGGGCGCGGTTGCCCCTAACCCGATTGCTCAGCGGTATTCACCTGTGTTTCAGGCAACGGGTTTGGCTTTCACCGGGTCGGGCGCAACCTATCCGACCTATAACTCGTGGTTTGTAAAGCATGGCCAGTTTGTGACTTTCCAAATCGAGGTGCTTTGCACTACGGTCACAAACTTTGGCACAGGCCAATACAAACTTCAGTTGCCGGTTATGCCTTTGGGCGGATCAAACCATTTCTCAGGTTGGATTTGGCGTGACCCATCAATTCCTGCGGATGATGAAAACCACATTATTTTGAATGTGGATACTGTTGGTGTCACGGATGTTCTTGACCTGCATTTTCTTATTGGCGCGACACCACAGCCAAAAGCGATTGTTGAGAAGATTTTCAAACAGGGTGCGCCAGGTTACAACTTGACCACTGTGTCACGCATGTATGTCAACGGCACTTATATTGCGGAGAGCTAATGCCTTACTCAATTACAAATAAAAATCCGGACTGTTCCGGCTGGGCTGTCGTAGATCCAAGTAACAAAGTTTTTGGTTGCCACCAAACTAAAGCCGATGCGATTGACCAGGCTGTTGCAATTTCTCTCGAGACTGGTGAACCGTTTATTGGTGAGCGTGCGTTGCCTGATTTGAGTGCGCCACAGTTTATGCGCGACGCGGCTAAACGCGGTGTGGAGTGGTTTGAGGCGGGGCTTGCCGGTGATGGGGTTACGGCGGGTACGGTGCGTGAGGCGCGCCTCATGGCTTCTGGTGAGGTGTCTGAGGATAAGTGGCGCAGGGTTTCGGCGTGGATTGCCCGGCATCTGGTTGACTTGGATGCGCCGGGTGCTGACCCGGATTCTGAGGATTACCCGACACCGGGTGTTGTTGCCCACGCTTTGTGGGGTTCTATTGGTGGAAAAGAGGGTGCTATGCGTGTGAAAGATTATGCTGACCGGATTGTGTCGGCGGTTGAGGCTGAGTCTCGAAATGAGAACGGCCCGCCAGCGGTCATCACAGACATTGATGACACTTTGTTTGTTGACGGTGTGCCAAATCAGTCGGTCATTGACTATTTGGATTCGTTTGAGGACACGCTTGTGTTTGTGGTGACGGGTCGGTTTGTTGGGGATCGTGACGAGACTGTGGCGCAACTTGAAGCGGCGGATGTTGATTTTTATGAGTTGTTTATGCGCCCGGATGGTGTGACTTCGACAGAGTTCAAACAGTCTGTGGCTGCGCGTTTGTTGGAAACTTACAATGTGATGGTGGCGGTTGAGAATGATGCTGATGCGCGTGAGGCGTATCAGGGGTTAGGCATTACTGCGATTGCGCCTGGTGATGTGCCTTTTGTTGAGGATGAGTCTGATGACACTGAGGGCGAGCCGATGGAATCGAGCTATCGGGCGGGTAAACTTTCCGGCATGAGTAAAGTTGAGACGCGCGAGTTCACCACCACGATTGAGTTGCGTGCTGAGGGTGACGGCAACACTTTTAGTGGTTATGCCGCATTGTTTGATTCGCCTTCTGAGCCGTTGCCGTTCACTGAGGTCATCAAGCGTGGCGCGTTTACTCGTTCGCTCAAGTCTCGCAACGATGTCAAGATGCTTTGGAATCATGACAGTGGCGCGGTGTTGGCTTCGACTCGTTCCGGCACGCTGTCACTTGTTGAGGATGAGCGCGGTTTGAAGGTCACCGCTGTGCTTCCTGATACCACCGCCGGGCGTGACGCTCGAGAACTGATTAGCAAAGGGATTGTTGACGCGATGTCGTTCGGGTTCTCAGTCCCGTCTGGCGGTGATTCTTGGTCAAGCGACGGCAACACGCGCACACTAAAGTCTGTGAGACTCCACGAGGTTAGCATTGTCGCTTGGCCAGCGTATTCGGCCACTGGTGGCACTGTAAGCGTTCGAGCACTTGACAAGCTGGCTCAGCGCGCCGAGGTTGATGCTGACGCGTTGCAAGATGTGTTGACACGCATTGAGGCTGGTGCTGAGTCGTTGACGGCGGCGGATCGCGCACTGGTTGAGAAGGTTCTTGACCGTCTTGCGCCAGAGGTTGAGGCTGACGAGGTTGTGGGTGACTTGGATTTGTTGGCGTTGAAGAAGAAGAAGCTTGACCTTCTTGAGCGTTTCTAGGTAATCTGTGTAGGCAAGACGCTCGGGGTGCTGGATTCCGGGCGTTTTGCTTTTTTGCGCGTGTTTAGTTATCCGCTAAACGCTCACCGCGTATCCTTTTAGTGATTCAGCGTTAGCGCGGTCACGGTTCAGAGTCAGCTCGGCCACTTCCCTTATAACCTTTTTGATTGGAGTTTATGATGAGTGAGTTCATCAAGTCACAGTCAGAGGTCAAGGCAAACCTCGTTCACCAGATCCGTGCCATCATTGATGGTGCTGAGGCTGAGAAGCGTGGCCTGACCGCTGAAGAAAACCAAACCATTGACCGCATCGAGTCGGCTATCGATGACGCACAGCGTTCCATTGCTGTTGCTGAGCGCACTGAGGTTCGCCGCGCTGAGGCTGAGCAGGCTGCTGGCGCGTTTGTGCCACAGGCTGTTGAGGCTCGTTCCGAGGCTGACATTTTCCGCGCACTTGCACACGGCGAAATCCGTTCGCACCTGTTCGAGAAGCGTGCAACGCTTGTCAACTCGACTGACACCGTTCCAGTTTCGTTCTACGAGCAACTCTTCATGATTGCACGCAAGGTCGGCCCGTGGCTCGACGCGGCGGATGTCATCGTGCGCGACTCCGGAAACGATCTGCGCATTCCTGTTATGTCGGGTTACTCAACGATTGCCGCAACTTCGGCTGGTTCGGCTATCGCACAGAGCGAACCAACCTTCACGAGCCTGTTGCTCTCGCCTGTCAAGGGTGCTGCACTTGCGCTGATCGCCAACGAACTGTTGGATGACGCCGGGTTTGACATTTCCGGCTCGGTGGCCGAGCAGTTCGGTAACGCAATCGGCACATGGATCAACGGAACGGCAACCACAACGGTTGTTGGCGCTGCTGGTTCGGGTGTTGCGCTTGGCACTTCGGTCATCACGGCTGACGGCCTCATTGACCTCGCGTACAGCATCGACGGCGCATACCGTGGCGCTGCCGCGTACATGGCAGCAGGTAGCACCATTGGTGCTATCCGCAAGCTGAAGGACTCGGCTGGAAACTACCTCTACACTGTCGGTCAGGGTGTCCCTGACACCTTCGCCGGGTTCCCAGTTCTTGAGAACCCTTCGATGTCGGCTGTGGGCAGCGGTGTTAAGTCGGTCCTCTTTGGTGACTACAAGGCGGTCAAGGCAACGCACACGCCGGTTTCGGTTGCCGTTTCCAACGATGCGTATTTCAACCAGGATGTAACTGCGTACCGCGCAAGCGTGCGTTTTGCCGCCAATTTGGCATCGAGTGGTGCTGTGAAGTACCTCACCACTTCCTAAGTGGCGTAAGAGAGTCCCCTGCCCTTTTGGGCGGGGGATTTTCTTTGCCCAAATATTGGTGAAAAAATCTTTGCAAATAAGTTGACATTTGTAATACAAAGTGAGTTAGATTAAACTTGTAAGAAAAACTCCAGGGAAGGGTTACAAAATGAACATCACCGCAATCGCAAAGCAGATCAAGGCAGACTGCACCAAGTTTTACCCCGGCGTAAAGTTTTCAGTTCGTCAGGTTGCTTCTTCAACCGACTACATCATTGATGTTCTGTTCACGGAAAACATTGACCGCCGCGCAGTTGAGAGCGTTGTCAGCTACTACTCGAAACTTTACAATGTGTATGTTTCGGCTTCTCAGGTTCGCGCATAACAAGCCCTAAAGAAGTCCCTCACCTAACAAGGTGGGGGATTTTCTTTTGTGTAGGCTTGAGTCATGGGTAAGGAATACGAAAAAGTCAACGGCTCACTCGCGCTGGCATCGAACTCGCCGGGACTGCCAACGGGCTACGGCACACAAGGCTCACAGTTTTTGGAACGCTGTCTACGCCACGGCATGAAAGTTGCCAGCTTCTCCAACTACGGGCTCGAGGGCAACATTGAAACAGTCAAAGTTGGCAAACACCATATCCCGCACTACCCAAAAGGCTTCCACCCATACTCGGCGGATGTAATCCCACAATGGTTCTCACACTTCGACAAAAGCACCAGCACCAAAACGGCGTTGATGACTTTGTATGATGTTTGGGTTTATGAGCAGTTAGCCGACTCGTTCAAGGTTGATGGGCAACCCATCCCAATCATCAGTTGGGTTCCGCTCGATCATGTTTCGTTGCCACCAGCGGTTGCACAGTTTTTGCGCCGCGACAATGTGACCGCCGTCACGATGGCCCCGCATGGGCAACGCCAGCTTGAGCAGGCTGGCATCGACTCTGTTTACATTCCGCACGCCATTGACTTGCACACTTACAAACCGACTGAGCGCATGAGCCTTGTGGACATGACGGGGCGCGAATACATTTTGGGCAACCGGCAAGATGTGTTTCTGGTGGGCACGGTGAGCGCGAACAAAGCGAACGGGATGGTGCATCGTAAGAGCTTTAGTGAGTCGTTTGCAGCGTTTTCTTTGTTCAGCAAAATCCATGATGACGCGGTGTTGTATGTTCATGCTGAGCCGGGCGCAATCATGGGCGGTTTCACTTTGCCTATGCTGGCGAAGGCGTACAACATTGAGCCGGGCAAAATTATCTTTCCCGATCCGGTGCAACACCGGCTTGGGTACGATGACCGCGACATGGCGGCACTGTATTCGGCGTTTGATGTTTTGTTGCACCCGAGCATGGGTGAGGGTTTCGGTTTGACTGCGCTCGAGGCGCAAGCCTGTGGCACAAGGGTTATCACCTCATCGTGGGCGGCATCACCAGATTTGGCTTCGGAAGATTCGTGGCTGGTTGAGGGTCAACCGTGGTGGAATGAGCAGATGAAGGCGGTTTCACAAGTGCCGTTGATCCAATCCGTTTTCACGGCGTTACAAATGGCGTATGAGCAGGGTGGCGGTCACTCTGAGACGGCACGCGAGTTTGCTCAACAGTTTGACGCTGACCTAGTTTTTGCTGAGAAGTGGCTACCGTTTTTGAAAGGGTATTTTGCATGATTCCGTTGATTGGTGTGCCAACTTTGACCAGGCACGATTTGTGTGACCGAATGTTGTCGAGCATTGACTATCCGGTGCAAGATTTGATTGTGGTGGATAACAAGCCTGATGGGTGGGAACCGACCAAGCCCGCGCTGGTGGAACGGTTGCACCATATCCGGTTGCCTCAGAATCTTGGTGTGGCTGGTTCGTGGAATCTGATTGTGAAGTGTTCGCCGTTTGCGCCGTCTTGGGTGATTGTGAATGATGACATTGTTTTTAGGCCGGGCGCACTCGAGACGATGGCTAACAGTTTGCGTTCTGATGCGTTGCAGTTTTTTGCGGTGCAACCTAAGTGGGCGGCGTTCGCTATTGGTGAGGATGTCGTGAAAAAGGTTGGGCTGTTTTCTGAGCTGTTTCATCCAGCGTATTTTGAAGATAACGACATGGAACGGCGCGCAACGGCTCAGGGCTTTGACATGGAGATGGTGAACGCGCTCGTGGATCACGACAACTCATCAACACTGAAGTCAGGTTTTGACATTCAGAATCACAAGAGCTTCAAAGTCAACAGTGAGACGCATCGGGCGCGCGAGGCAAATCAGGTGATGACTGGTGGCGAGTGGGATTTGACTTTGCGCCGTGAGCTGTCATGGGATTGACAACGGTCATTACAACCGCGACGGGTGGAGGAGTATTTTGCTAGAAGATTTAGTTGGTTCTTGGGAAGGTGACACAGTTTATGTTCTCGGTTCCGGGTCATCTCTGAACTTCATCAACCCATCTTTTTTTGATGACAAAAAATGTGTTGCCATCAATTTGGTTGGTCGCGAGTTTGGGCTAAAAAGTTTTGTCACTTTCACTCATTATGAACTTGATGCAATAGAGATTGCTTTAGCTTTTCCACACTTGACTGTGGTGTTGTTGCGATCCGCAGAAACGGGCCGTTCTATTTCGCACATTGACAACATTGTGTGCATCAATAAGTTTGCTTTCCCACCGGGGGGTTCTTTCACGCCATACGATTTTGATGGCGAGGGTTTAGTTTTTGGTTCTTCTTCTTTGCATGGCGGTTTGCATCTTGCTGCGTTGATGGGGGCGAAGAGTATTGTTTTGGTTGGTGCTGATTGTGGCACTATTGACGGCAATCATCGTCTGACCGGTTATGTTCCCGGCGATACCCCGTGGCATCTTTACGAGCAACATTTGCGTTTGATGAAAAGGTGGCTGAAAGAGATTCATGGTTGTGAAGTGTATTCTTTGAACCCGTTTGTCAATTTGAATCTTGAGGGTCACAAGTTTGAGGGCGTGTGATGCCCGAGTGGGTAAGTTTGCAAAAGTTTCCGGCTGGATGGTACAGACTTAGGCCATGAAGGTTTTAACCATTGGAACATTCGACCTCATCCATCCGGGTCATGTGGCGTTGCTTGAGCGTTGTGTGGAGTTGGGTGGTGAGCGCGCACAAGTTTGTGTGGGTGTGAACACTGACGATTTCATCAAACGCTATAAGGGCGAATATCCGGTGATGAGTCTTGTGGAACGGTTGGAGATGTTGCGCGCGATCCGTTGGGTTGACGATGTGCTCATCAACAAGGGCAATGAGGATTGCAAAGTGTTGATTGATGAGGTGAAGCCGGATTTGCTGGTGGTTGGTTCTGACTGGTTGGGTAAAGACTATTTGAAGCAGACGGGGTTGACGCGCGAGTATTTGGAACGGCGCAACATTGCTTTAGTCTTTTTGCCGTATACGGTGGGGATTAGCACCACACAACTCAAGGCACGCCTAAAATAGCCTTATGATTACAAACGGGTATGCAACTTTGCAGCAGGTGAAAGACGCTCTGCGGATCACTGATGCCGTTGATGACAGCCTGATTGAAATGAGCATTGAGGCGGCTTCGCGCGAGATTGACTCGTACTGCCAGCGCGTGTTTTATCCGACTACGGCAACGCGCACTTACCGTTGTGACAGCAACTTTTTGCTCGAGATTGATGACCTCATTTCTTTGACCACGCTTA